ATGTCAGCCGCTGCCGGGCTAACCGTCACCAGGACCGTACCGTAGCTGCCGCCATTCACGATCAGGCAGCCCGCCAGGCCATCGGCAATCGCCGGCAGCGTGATGACGCCAGCGTCGGCGGTAATCCAAAACAATTTGCCGCAGTCCTGCGCGTCCAGGGTTAGCGCGCCCGACACCGCCTCTCGCGTACCGTAGGCCGCATAGGGATCGGTGTAGTTGGGGGCGTCATAGGCCACAATCGCCACGCCGGGACTGACAAACCGGCGGACAAACCCGACGAACCATCCGCCCACCGGCGACATCTGGAACGCATTGTCATCGGCAGCGTAAACCGGCTGACCCACGTCGGTAATGGTGACGCCGGTCACGGGAAGCTGTACCGCGCCCACCGTCCGAACCAGCACGTTTTTGGCGGCGGCGGCCCCGGCGCTGTTGTCGCAAATCTCAGTGCAAAACCCGACGAACCGGTCAACAGAGGTCAGTGGGCGGGCATGGCCGGTGGCCTTCACAAGGCCAACCGCAGCGCCTTCATAAATGATGTCGGACGCAATAACGGGATACTGTTCAAACTCACCCAGTTGAACCGGGCGCGGCGCATTTACGGCGAGGGTAGTCATTAGGTAGCACTCTTAATGTTGACCCGGCCAGCAGCCTGGGCGCGGGAATAGCTGGTGTAAATCGCCAGGGTGCCAAACTCGGCCCGTAGCGCAGGATCGCGTTTCCATTCGGCGGCGCAGCGGTCATCGACCGACAGACCGGCGGCGATAGCAGCGGGTGGCGCGGTATCGACGGGGGCGGCCTCATCGCGGGCAACCAGTGCGGCCCAGGTCGCCGACTTGGCGGCGGTTTCGTCGGCATCATTGGCGATCAGCCCAGCAGCCAGCTCCGGCTGTTTGGCGATGGCGCAAATCTGGCGCACGGCGGTGGCGCGGGCGATGCGAGCCTTGACGTCATCCTCAGTGACCTGCATCGCCAGCAGGATCGGGATCAGCCCGGCCTCGCCGGCGGCCAGGCACAGGCGCGAGGTGGTGACGCCATCCAAATAGCGGGTCGCATCGGGAATAGGCGGCGGGGGCGGCGCATCGACAACGATGTCCGGGGTTTCAATTTCACTCATAGCGGACTCCAAAGAGATAGAAGGAGAGTTTTTGAATCGGGAAATATCGTGCTGAGTCGCCATTGCCGCCATTTTCAGCGGCACGTCAACCGCGTCAATGAACCCGGCAGCCAGCGCCTGCTCGGCGGTGTACCATGTTTCGGCCTGCATCCACTCGCGGATGCTGGCCGGGTCAGCGCCGGTTTTGCGGGCGTACAGGTTGACGATTTGTTCGGCGAGGGTGTCCAGCAAATCAGCCTGTTTTTGCATTACCTCGGCGTCGCCGCCGGCAACCGTCCACGGTTCATGAATCATAAACATGGCGTTATCCGCCATGCGCACCTCGTCGCCGGCCAGAGCCACGAACGTCGCCGCGCTGGCGCAAAGCCCGTCAATGTGCGTGATGACCTGGGCCGGGTGGCGGGTCAGCGCGTTGTGCATTGCCCACGCCTCAAATATGTCGCCGCCGGGAGAGTTGATGCGGACATTGATGGTAGACAGGTCACCTAGCGCCGCCAGCTCGTTGAGCAAGCTGGTGCTGGTTTTACCCCACGCGCCGATCTCGTCATAGATCAGCAGTTCGGCGGTTTTGCGGGCGGCGCGTAGCCGGTACCATGTTTTCATGCCGGAGACTCCATTGGGTCAGCACCAGATTGATCGGGGATGTTCGTGTCGGCTGGAATGGGCGCTTTATCGCCGTAGTGCAAATCCAGTGATTCTTCTCTGGCATGGTCTTCAGCCTGTTGCCGGTCAATATCCTCGGCATCCCACCCCGACTCAGCAACTACGGCGGAGCGCGAGGTCAACCCGTTGTTAATCCGCAGCACGGCGGTTTGCGCTTCTTGCAGCGGGTTGACGTAGGACCAAGCGTGTGCCCGCCATTGGCACCGTTGCCAGCGGCGGCGGTTGGCTGCGTAGTTGGGTAGTTTCATCGCGCCACTCAGCCACGCCGCGTCCATCCACGCCGCCCAGATCGGTTGCAGCACTTGATTGATCAGCCGTTCCTGGGCGATCTCCAGATCACGGTAAAAGGCGTTTAGGATAACCCGCATGATCCGGTCGTTGGTACCGGAATAGTCGCCGGTCATCAGTTCAAACGGGACGCCCATGCCGGACGCGATGGCCCGTAAATGTGTCCGTACAAAATCCATTGCGCCGCTGCCGCCGCTGTCGCTGCTTTCGAGGGTGACGCGCTCACGCAATTTCAGTTGGAGCATGTAGGCGTCCTCGATGTCCACATAGGCGCGGCTGTCGTCTTCAACAACATCTTTGTCAGTCAGCGGGTTATCTTCCGGATTCTCTTTGTAAATCGCACCGACGAACTTTGCCCGCGCCTTTTTCCGCGCCAGCTCAGCAATCTCGTAACCGTCCAGGTTGCGGGCGCGGTACAGGCTGGAATGCGGGGTCGGTACGCCGCGCAACTGGCCGGGGCGCTGCGGTTCGTAGTGATGCAAAACCGCTTCTGCCGGGACGCGGCTGAGTCCAGTCGTGTTGAATCCGTTGCGGTCGCCGGGATGTTCGGGGTAGAACCAGTACGCTACCCGTTTGCCGTAGGGCGTTATCTCAATGCCCTGGCGAATGCGGTTGCCGCCGTTACTGCTGTTGTGGTGCGTCGGCAGGAGGTCGGACTCAATCGCCTGCACCTGGAGGGGGACGGCTAAACCGTCTTCCAGGCGACGAGGGCGCAGCCGGATAAACACCTCACCAGACTCATGCCGGGCGCGGGTGATGAGGGTTTGCAGGCCATAAAAATGCGTTGCGCCGTCTGCATCGAGTTCGGGGAGCGATTGCTCCCACAGGTCCAGCAAATCTGTTTTGATGGCCGGGTCATCAATCACGGGGCGGGGCTGAATGCCGCAGCCGATGGTGTGGCTGACCAGCAGCCGCAGGGCATGAGCGATCCACGGGTTGTTGCGGACGGCATCCTGGCTTCTGGCTCGAGCAATATCACTGTCATCAAGGGCGCTGTTCGGGCCGTAGCCAACCCGATCCCAATCCTGGCTACGCTGTGCGGTGGTCGCTGCATCGAAGGCGCTGCGGGCCATCGGGCGGAGGGTGCGGATTTTGCTGGCGGCGCTCATCGGGCGTTGCCGCCGATGATATAGACGCCCTTGCGGGGGCGGGAACCGCCGAATGCAGCAATGGCGGCTTGCAGGTCGATGATGTACTGGCGCAAATCGGCGACTTGTGCGGCGGTAAACGTGACGCGGGTGTCGCCAGTGCCTACCGAGACGGTCTGCGTCCCGGTGTTCAGCGCGTGATAAGCGAGCTGTGCTTCAGAGAGCTGAAGCGCCAGGGTTTCGAGAGGAATGCCGTCAAAGATACTCATGCGCCCCTGTTTAGCACGGGCGTGGCGACAAAGTTAGGCGACAATGTCTGTGATTTTGTCGCTGGCCGTGTCAATCAAACCGATTACAATTTGCCGAGCGCGTCGCCCGTTGCCGCCGCTGCACTGTCCGGCGTGATATAGCTTCGGGGCGAGGAGTGCGGACGTAAACGGTATCGCCGCCATAGGTCAACCGCGCCCGACGCAATACCGGTTCCACAAGCTCCAGCGCCGCCGGTTGGCAGGCGGCCAATTCATTGCGAATCCAGTCCAACAGGTCACAGCTCATAGCGTGATTCTCCGGGTGACGGTTTGTCGGCGAACGGGAGCGGCGGGTGGAGGTAAAGGTAAGGAAACCGGCGATTGTTTAACTTCCGGGGGGGTGTTAGGTAATGGAACGGGGTTTTCTTTTACGTGCGGGGCGCTGAACAGGCTGTTGCCCAGTCCGATCCGCGCTTCCCATTTTACCCAATGCGCCTCTTTCCATGTATGGATGCGCAACGCCGGCTGCATGGCGGCTGCGGTGGCGTAGGTGTAGCAGTCCAGCGCCTCGTTGCGCTGGCGTATTTTGATCCAGCGGCGCTTTGCGCCGTCCCAGACTTCCGCCGTCAACATACTGTAAAAGCTGTCGTCAAGACCGCTTGGGAAATTGACAAGCCGGTCGTGCGGGAGTTGTTTTCGGTCGCCGGCCAGTCTGGCGAAAAGCTGCGCTTTGGCGGTGTCATGGCCGACAATCCACAGGTCGGCTCCGCATTTGATGACTGCCCCTTTCCAGGTGAAATCCACCTTGGAGGGCCGTCCGATTATCGGTTTGCCAGGCGTCGATGCACCCTTGACGGCAATAATGCGCCCGCGATGCTGGCGGGTGTATTGCAGCACATCGTCGGTCAGATACCCGGCATCAATCGCGGCGGCGGTGATTTGCAGCGGCCCGAATGGGGCGGACAGAGCGTCGTCAAGGATTGTCCAGTCTCCGGGTCGGGTCGGGTCCGCCGGCAACTCCACATAGTCGATTACCCACGCCACGCCGCCCCGACCATGCCCGAGGACCAGCAGGGCGAACCGGTCTTTTTGTACGTCAATCCCGGCGGTCAGCAGCAGGCAACCCGGAGGAATAGTGCGCGGTTCGTAGCCGCCAGCCCGCACCTTCAGTTCGTCAAAATCAATCCGGGACTCTTCGAAGCTATCCCATGTTTCACCCAACGAGGTATTGACCCAGGTCTTGTGAGTCTCGGGGTTCTTGTGTGCGGCCAGGTAGTCGCGCACTACGTCGGACCAGCGCCGCCAGGGACTGTACAGCTCGTTGATGTGGAACCCGGCGATCCCGTTGCTGGGTCGCCCCGCTACCCATTTGCCCCGCGCCAGCATTCTCGGTTTGTGCTTTTCGTCAATCGCCACGCCGCATTTATCACAGTGATAAACGGCGGTATCGGGCCGGTCGGTTTCCCAGTGAATGTTCGACCAGGCTAGCGCCTGCATTTCGCCGCACTCGGGACACGGGACGCGGTAACGACGCTGGTCGGAATCCTGGTAGGCCGCCTCGATACGGGACGCGCCTTTGATGGTGGGTGTGCTGCCGAGGACGATTTTCCGGTTTGAGAACGTGGCGCTGCGCTTAATTGCCAAATTCACCGGGTCGCCTTCGGCCCCGGCGGAGACCGGGAACCGATCAACCTCATCGCACAGCACGATCCGGATCGGGCGCGAGGCCAGGCCGGCGGGTGAGTTGGCTCCGGCCATCGCCAGGGTGCCACCCGGGTAGGATTTGCTGAGTAGCGTATTACCGGAATCGCGGGCGCGGGCATCGGCGACTAGGCCAGATAGGATAGGGGTATCGCGCAGCATCGGGGCGAGGCGCGACTTGCTGAACGCCTCGGACATTTCGAGGGTGGGGTTGACCAGCAGAATCGGGCTGGGGTCCTGGCTAATGTAGTAGCCCAGCACGTTCAACAACATCTCCGTATAGCCGACCTGCGCCGATTTGATAATCACGACGGTATGCGTTTCAGGATCGTTCAGCGCATCCATCATCCCCTGCTGATATGGGGCGCGGTCGGTCCGCCATTGTCCCGGCTCAGCGCTTGCCTCGCTGCTTAGGCGGCGGTGGCGGTCCGCCCACTGGCTGACCGTCAAAACCGGCGGAGGCTGGAACATCCACCCCGGAATTAGCGCGGCCAGCGCCGGGGCGGTAGTCGGCGGGGTTGTACTGGTGCAATTCATTTAACGCCTCGCGGATTAACTCATTAGCGGCGGTTTCAATGGCGGCAAATGAGTCGGCGGATAGCGCGGCGGTCGCTATGCGGTACGGCAGCGCCAGAAGTCGCGCCCTGGCGGCGGTGGTCATTCCGCCCCAAACATGGGCCACAAGCGCCGCCGGCAGTAGTTCGCCCGCCAGCACCTTGATTTCCATGTCCACTTTGTCGGCTTGCAGCTTGGTCAACCGGGTCCGTTCGACGGCATAGTCGCGCTTTTCTTCGCCGGCCCGCCCTTGCAGATATTTGATGTAGTTGTGGGCGCACTGGGTGAGATTCCAGACGCCTTTATCGCTGGCCGGGATAACCCCGCTGTTCGCCAGGTTGTAGACCTGGGGAACGCTTAGGTTCAGGAGTTGAACCAGTTGCGGTGTGTTGCCTGGTTCGGCTGCGGGATGGCGGGGCATTATGAAACCAGTATCGGGGTTTTTCCGGTATGGTCAGCCCACCGTTGCAGGGCGACCGCAACGTAGCCGGGACTCAACTCGATAGCTCGACATTTCCGCTTGAGGTTTTCGCAGGCGATGATGGTGGTGCCGGAACCGCTGAACGGTTCATAGACGAGGTCGCCGGGCTGGCTGTTGTTGCGTATCGGGCGCTCCATACATTCCAGGGGTTTTTGAGTGGAGTGGCCCATACCGGAATCGTCTCGCGCCGGAATCGTCCACACAGTGGATTGGTCTCGCCCACCCACATAATGACCAGTCTTTCCGTTTCTGACCACATACCAGCACGGCTCATGCTGCCAGTGGTAATCGCCGC